GTGGCAGCCCGTTTTAGACCATCCAGATTTACCAAAAATCGGAGATGCGTATAGAAGAGCCGTTACCACTGTTATATTAGAAAACCAAGAAAAAGCACTCAGAGAAGACGCTGCTTTCTTATCAGAAGCAGTTCCAGTTAACGCAACTGCAGCTGGTGCTAATCCAATGGCAAACTGGAATCCAATTTTGATTTCACTTGTCAGAAGAGCTATGCCTAATTTGATTGCATATGACATTTGTGGTGTGCAACCAATGACTGGCCCAACTGGTTTAATCTTCGCAATGCGTTCAAGATTTAATGACCAGTCTGGTGCAGAAGCACTAGTAGATGAAGCTGATGGCGAATTTTCTGCTGATAACAGTTCATCTGGACTAACAGCTGCACAACAAGGTACTAACCCAAGTGTACTTAATGATTCACCAGAAGGTACTTATACTTTTTCACAAGGTATGACTACTGCTCAGTCAGAAGCATTAGGTGACAGTTCTCAAAACAGATTCGCACAAATGGCGTTCTCTATTGAGAAATCAACTGTAACTGCAAAGTCAAGAGCACTTAAAGCAGAATACACTATGGAACTTGCACAAGACTTAAAAGCAATTCATGGTCTTGATGCAGAAACAGAACTTGCAAACATCCTTTCTGCTGAAATTCTTGCAGAAATCAATAGGGAAGTAGTAAGAAGAATTTACAGAACTGCTGTAGAAGGTGCAGCTGTAAATACAACTACTGCTGGTACTTTTGACTTAGATACAGATTCAAATGGTAGATGGTCTGTTGAAAAATTCAAAGGTCTAATGTTCCAGATTGAAAGAGATGCAAATGCAATCGGTCAAAAGACAAGAAGAGGAAAAGGTAACATCTTATTAGTAAGTGCTGATGTTGCTTCTGCTCTACAAATGGCAGGTATCTTAGATTACCAGTCTGCATTAAACAACAATCTACAAGTAGATGACACTCAAAACACTTTTGCTGGTGTATTGAATGGTCGTTACAGAGTATATGTTGACCCATATGCTGCAAATATAGCTGCAAGTCAATACTATGTTGTTGGATATAAAGGTACTTCACCTTACGATGCTGGTACTTTCTACTGCCCATATGTTCCACTACAAATGGTGAGAGCAGTTGGTGAGCAAACTTTCCAACCAAAAATTGGTTTCAAAACTAGATATGGTATGATTGATAACCCATTCGCAGTTGACGCTGGTGCGTTAGCTGATAATAACGATGCTGGTTCTTCAAATACTGCATTTACTAAAGAAACTAACCAATATTACAGAAGAGTTAAAGTCGCTAACTTAATGTAATCTAAACTACCACACCACGAAAAAGGGGAGTTCGCTCCCCTTTTTTTTTGATATAAATAATAGTATGACAGACTTATCAGCAATAAATCGACAACCAAAAGTAATAGATTATTCTGCACCAACGCAGTATAGATTTACTATTTTACAATTACCTAAAGTTCAGTTTTTTACCACTGCGTGTAATGTCCCAGGCATTAACATGGGTGAAGCATTATTTCCTACACCTTTTAAAGACATACCAGTCTTACCAGATAAGATTACATATGAAAATTTAGAGATTACATTTTTAGTAGATGAAAATTTAGAAAATTATCAAGAGCTACATAGATGGATTCGTGCAATAGGTTTTCCTAAAGAACGAACTGAATTTAAAAATTTTAGAGAAGATAATGTAGATAGATTTCCTACTGGAAACACTAAAAGTATACCATCAGATAGTGTAAAACCTAGAACCTCTGATAGTGCAATGTACTCTGATGCAACACTTACAATATTATCTAATAAAAATAATCCAGTTGTAAATATATTATTTTCTAATGTGTATCCAGTATCTTTATCTTCATTACAATATACAAATGATTCAACAGATACGGAATATTTAAGTGCAACTGCAACATTCCAATATCAAATATATGATTTTGAAAATTTAAAAAAACCTTGACAATATTTACATTATAGTATATAATATCGTATGGACTTACAAAAAATACAAGAAATGTTTGACAAAGACTCTAAGATTGATGAGACTAACATCAATCTAGAAGAAACTAGGTCGCCTGCACTACTTAATAAATATTTGAAGTTATATAGTAATTTTAGATTAATGTTAAGTAAAGCAGAAAGTGATATGAAGATGTTACGAAAACAAAAATGGGAATACTATTCTGGTAAATCTGAAAAACCATTTGAATTAAAAATATTAAGACAAGACATTCCTACATATCTTGAATCAGATGAAGATATGATTAAGCTACAATCTAAGTTAGATTATCTAAAAGTAGTATCAAGTTATCTAGAACATATAATCAAAAATTTACATAGTAGAGGGTTTCAATTAAGAAACATTACTACTTGGATAAAATATACGGAAGGTGCATTATGATAACAGACAATCATTATTATTATTTTAAAAGTGCATTAAATGACCAACAATGTAATGCAATCATTGAAAGAGGACTGTCAGATATGACATTGACAGAACAAAAAAGAGGTAAAAATGCAACTGATGCTACTACTTTTGATTTTAGACAAAAAGGTGGTGAAACATCAAATGCTGGTAATACAGCTGCAAATCATTTAACTGCTGAAGGTAGAAGAAAAAAAGGTCTTAAAGAAGAAGAGATATATGTTCGAGATACTAAAGTGGGTTGGTTAGCAGACAGATGGATTTATGATTTAATACATCCATTTATACATGAAGCAAATAAAAGAGCTGGTTGGAATTATGAATGGGATTTCTCTGAAACTTGTCAATTTACAGTTTATAATCCAGGCCAGTTTTATTCATGGCACACCGATGGTGGTTCAAGACCATACATACCTTTTGACCCAACGGATGAAAAACAAAGAAGAAAAAATACAGATGGTTCATGGATGATTGCAAAAGACGATAATGGTAAAGAAGTAAAGTTTGATAAAACTTATAGAGATGGTAAGTTTGCTGGTTTACCTAGATATGTTCCAGCGCCTGGGTTTGTAGATAATCCAAATCAATTTATGAAAACTAGAAAACTTTCTGTTACAGTAAATTTAACAAATCCAAAACATTATAAGGGTGGTAATTTAAAATTTGATTTTGGGCCACACGCTGGTACTAAAAGATATCACACTTGTACAGAGATAAGACCAAGAGGTTCTATTATAGTATTTCCATCATTTGTACACCACTTGGTTACACCAGTTACTGAGGGTACTAGATATTCATTAGTAATATGGAATTTAGGGAAGATGTTCAGATGATTGATACAGCAAAATTTTTTAAAGAAAAAAAATATGTTCTAATAAAAGAGATGATACCAAAAGACATTGCAAAAGTAGCAACTCAATATTCTCATTATGATAGAGCACAAAATTTTAATCCAGAAATGGGGAAAAAAGCACAAATACCAGGCAGTCATAGTGTTTATGGTGACCCACTTATGGAAACACTTTTAAATTTTGGTAGAAAGAAAATTGAACAATCTACTGGTTTAGAACTATGGCCCACCTATTCATATTATAGATTATATAAAATAGGTGATGTTCTAAAAAGACATAAAGATAGACCATCTTGTGAGGTATCTATTACTTGTTGTTTAGGTTATGATTACAAAGGTAAAAAAGATTATAACTGGGGAATGTTTGTTGGCCCAGAAGATGGTGGGAGAGGTGCAAAAGGAAAGATGATTCCAATGGAGCCTGGAGATGGAGTAATCTATCGTGGTTGTGAAGTTGAACATTGGAGAGAAGCATTTGATGCACCAGAAGGTGCATGGCAAACACAAGTATTTTTACATTATGTTAACAAAAATGGCCCTTATGGTGAATTTTGTAAATTTGATAGTAGACCAGCATTAGGTTTACCACATACTACAAAAGATAAGGAAAAGGTTAAAGCTGCAAATGAAGCAGATGCAAAACTAAAACATCATAAAGACTCTTTTCCAGATTTAGATAATAAAGAAGTGCCATATGAAAATTACAAAAAAAAATGAAGTACACTTACAAATTGAAACAGAACCACACATTGCAAGAGAACTCTCAGAATACTTTACCTTTGAAGTGCCTGGTGCAAGATTTATGCCCAGTTATCGAAACAAAGTATGGGATGGGAAAATACGATTATACTCAATTGCTACTGGACAAATCTATGTGGGATTACTACCATACATCAGAGAGTTCTGTAGACACCATGACATTAGATATGAATTACAATTTGATGCAAAACCAGAAAATATAGATGAATCAACAATTAATACATTTATTAAACATCTTAAAATACCATACAAAGCTCGTGATTATCAGATTTCTAGTATTCTTTGTGGTGCCAGAAAATGTCGTGGTCTTTTTGTTTGTCCTACTGCATCTGGTAAGTCGTTAATCATATATGGACTTACAAGATGGTGTCATTACAAAAATCTTAAAACCTTAATTATTGTTCCAACAACAAGTTTAGTAGAACAGATGTATTCTGATTTTTTAGATTATGGTTGGTTAGAATCTTATATGCAAAAGATTTATCAAGGACACGATAAAAAAGTTACTAAAGATGTTGTTATATCTACATGGCAATCACTTTACAAATTTCCAAAAAAATATTTTGAACAGTTTGGTTGTGTCATAGGTGATGAAGCTCACACATTTAAATCTAAATCACTTACATCTATTATGAATAAATTACATTTATGTAAATATCGTTTTGGTCTTACTGGAACATTAGATGATTTGCAAACACATAAACTTGTATTAGAGGGTGTTTTTGGAACAGTTAACAAAGTAATATCTACTAAAGAACTTATGGAAAAGAAAACATTGTCTAATTTAAAAATAGATAGTTTGATACTTGCATATGGTGATAATGAATGTAAAATAGTAAAAGATTTAAAATATGCAGACGAGATAGATTATATTGTGAATCACAAAAAAAGATTAAATTTTGTAAACAAATTAGTTAAACCTTTAAATGGTAACACATTAGTATTATATCAATATGTAGAGAAACACGGAAAGCCTTTACATCAGTTGGTATCTGATACTTACAAAGATAGAAAAGTATTTTTTGTTAGTGGAGAAGTTGATGCATTGAAAAGAGAAGAGATTCGTGCAATCACGGAACAATCTGAAAATGCAATTATTATTGCATCATATGGAACATTTTCTACTGGTATTAATATAAAAAACTTACATAATATTGTTTTTTCTTCACCATCTAAAAGTAAAATAAGAGTGTTACAGTCAATAGGTAGAGGATTAAGATTAGGTAGTAATAAAGATAATTGTAAATTGTTTGACCTCGCAGACGATTTCACATACAAGAGTAAACAGAATTTTACACTTAGACATTTTATGGAACGAATAAATATATACAACCAAGAACAATTTGATTACACAATACATAGGATAAAATTATGATAACAGAAAAAGATTACATAAATTTAAAAGAAATGTGGGACTACCAAAGAATGTTAGAATATAATAAAGAACAATTAATGAATAAAATTAGTTCATTATTGGATAATGCATTTATAGCTGATGTAACTGAAGAAGAAATGTTTGAGGTATTTTGGAATAGAATAAAAGAAAAAGATAAATTAGAAGAACCACCTAAAGCATGGATACCAAAAAATGAAAAGTTAAGGAAATGGGATGAACAGTAATCCTAGAATATTAAAACTATCTAATGGTGATGAAATAATCTGTATGGTGCATGATACAGAAAATAATTATTTAAAAGTTTCTTTACCATTAAAATTAGTTAATATGACAACTATGAATAAGAAAGGTGAATACGAAGAAAACCTTGCACTTCGTAAATGGGCTACCTTTACTGATGAGAAAACATTTGCAATAGAAAGAACTCAAGTTGTTATGCACCATAGTGTAAATATTGGATTAAGTAAATATTATCAATATATTGTAAAGAAATATAAAGAATTTGATAATTATTCCTCATTGAGTAAAGAAACTAAAAAACTAGAACCAACTTTATCTGAGGAAGATAAGTTTGAAAATGCAGTTGATGAATACTGTAATTATTATTATGATGAAGATGAATCTAAAAAAAAGAATTAATCTGTCTGAAATCAAAAATAGTATAACGCACAAATTAGTGTCTGTCAATACTAAAATAATATTTTTAGTATGATTGACATAATTAAATAAGTATGATACTATCACTCAAGGAATACAAATGGCTGCAAAAGCAAAACACTATGTAAATAATAAAGAGTTCTTACAAGCTATTATTGATTGGAAAGAAAAAGTCAAAGATGCAGAGTCTGCTGGAGAAGAACAACCACCAGTAACAGATTATATTGGTGAGTGTTTTATGAAGATTGCACAACATTTATCATTTAGACCTAATTTTATAAACTATTCTTATAAAGAGGAAATGATAGGTGATGGTATAGAAAACTGTTTACAATATGTAAATAACTTTAATCCAGAGAAATCAAAGAATCCTTTTTCATATTTTACACAAATAATATATTATGCCTTTATTCGTAGAATACAAAAAGAAAAGAAACAAACACATACCAAACATAAAATAATAGAAAAAAGTATGATGCCCACTTTTGACCAGAATCCTTTGGACGATACAAATTACGGTAATCAATATATGGATTATTTACAAAAAAATATGTTACCAACAGATGGAGATGTGTATAAATCAAAATCAAAGAAAAAAGAAACTAAAAAGTGTTTAGAAAATTTTTATGAGGATGATAAATGAATTTAGATAGTTATATAAAAAAAAGAGTTAAGTATAAAATAATAACATCTGATACTTGTACATATTGTGGTATGGCAAAAAAACTTATGGAAAATTTTAACATTGATTATGAAGAACAAAATATATCAAATGATAAAAATCTTGCACAAACAATAAAAGAAAAGTATAAAACAGTTCCACAAATATGGAACGAAAAAAATGAACACATTGGTGGATATGCAGAATTAAGAAATCATGTATATTCTCAATGGAACAACATAGATGGTTATAAAGGAGATTAATATGTTTAGTTTTATAAAAAACTTATTTGTACCAAAACCTAGACCGATAAAAAAAACTAGTCTTATGATATTAACTAAAAAGGAGCTAGAAAACTTAGGTAGAAAACATGGTATAGAGTTAGATAGAAGGTTCACAAAAAGTGACCTTGTTGAAGAACTATATGAATATTTACAAAAGAGAAAATAATGTACGAATATAAATGTGAAATAGTAAGAGTTGTCGATGGTGATACTGTTGATGTCAATATTGATTTAGGTTTTGGTACTTGGATACACAAAGAAAGAATCAGATTAAAAGGTATTGATACTCCAGAGTCAAGGACAAGAGACCCAGAGGAAAAGAAAGCTGGTCTGTATGCAAAGAGTGTTGTTGAGGGTTTCTTACCAGTTGGTTCTTCACAAGTTCTTAGAACAACAAAAGATAAGTCTGGTAAGTTTGGTAGAACACTAGGTGACTTTATCATATTTGATGGACAAGAAGATAGACAAAGAGAACTAGTAGAATATATGATACAACATTATGTGGGTGTTGCATATGAAGGTCAATCTAAAGATTTAATAAAAAAAGAACAATTAAAAAATATATCATATTTAAAAGCTGAAGGATTAATTAATTAATGAAAATTGCATTAGTTACTGATACTCATTTCGGTGCAAGAAATGACCATGACCATTTTAATAATTATTTTTATGAGTTTTATGATAATATCTTTTTCCCATATTTAAAAGAACATAATATAGACACTTGTATTCATCTAGGTGATGTGATGGATAGAAGAAAGTTTGTATCATATAAAACTGCAAAAGACTTTAGAGAAAAGTTTTGTGAAACTTTTGTTACAAATGATATAAAAGTTCATATGATAGTGGGTAATCACGATACATACTTTAAGAACACTAATGAAGTGAACTCACTTGATGAACTAATTGGTAGTCGTTATGAGAACATAAAGATATACAGAGAAACAGAAACTGTTGATTTTGATATACCAATATGTTTTATCCCTTGGATTAATTCAACAAATGAAAAACAGACTGTTGAACACATTAATAAAACTAATGCGACAGTAGCTATGGGTCATTTAGAAATAAAAGGTTTTGAAATGCATCACGGATTTCCTAGTGAAACTGGTATGGAAAAATCTACATTTAATAAATTCGATATGGTAATGTCTGGACACTTTCATAAAAAATCAGATGATGGACATATATTTTATTTGGGAACACCATATCAAATATTCTGGAATGATGACAAATGTCCTAAAGGTTTTCATATCTTTGATACGGAAACAAGAAAATTAGAAAGAATAATAAATCCTTATACAATATTCAAAAAAGTTTATTATGATGATTCAAATAGTGAAGATTTCAATTACAATCAAATAAAAGATTTAAAAGACAAATATGTAAAACTTGTTGTAGTAAACAAGAAAGATTTATATATGTTTGATAGATTTGTTGACAAAGTATTAACTGAATCACAAGCTCACGATGTAAAAATAATTGAGGATTTTTCTGATTTAAAAGCAGAGAATGTCAAAAATGAAATCATAGAAAATGCACAAGATACTATAACTTTATTAGATA